AATGATTTGGTTTTTAAAGAAAAAAGAAGCACCTGTAGTCCCGGATAATAAAGAAGTTGTGTTCCTGGATGCAGATGGTGTCAAGTGGCGATACAAACCAGCAAAACATATTACAGCATATGAAGTGGCAAAATTATTGCCAGTATTTTGCTTAGGTTTCTTAGGAAACATATGGAAATATATCATTGATAACAAATTAGAACGGCACTTTGAAAAGGTAGAATGAGTCATATTTGTCAATATTGTAAAAGATCTTTTATAAGACCAACCAGTTTGGTCGTGCACCTATGTGAGCAAAAAAAGAGACACCAAGAAAAAGATGAAGCAGGTGTACGGATGGGATTTCACGCATATATAAAATTTTTTGAATTAACTCAGGGTTCTGCTAAGTTAAAAACATATGATGATTTTTGCGAAAGCCCATATTATAAAGCTTTTGTAAAATTTGGAAGATATTGTGTAAATATTCGTGCTATTAATCCTTCTCGCTTTACAGAATGGGTATTGAAACAAAATAAAAAATTAGATTATTGGTGTAGTGACAAGCTATACGAAGAATATCTTTTATTTTATCTTAAAGTAGAAACAATGGAAGATGCTCTTGCACGAGCAATAGAGCATACACTACTATGGAGTGAAGAAAAAGGATCGCCTTCGTGTGATTATCTAAGATATGGAAATCATAATATTATAACTCAATCCATCGTAACAGGTCGTATTAGTCCCTGGGCGTTGTACAATTCTGAATCAGGACAAAAGTTTTTATCAGAAATGAACGCAGAACACCAAGCTATAGTATGGCCATATATTGACCCAGTAATATGGACTAAAAAGTTCAAAGAAGATCCCGCGAATAGCGCAGAAGCTCAGGAATTACTTAAAAAGGCAGGGTGGTAATGTCAGCCGATATTGATATTGATTTAGCAGATAGAAATCAGGTACTGCCATTTATTCAATCTATTGCCGCAAGACAATATCAGCAAGGACAAGTTCGCAGGCACAACTCTGGTATATATGTAACCGATATTCCTTATGATCCAGTTAATCACTGTGCTGCAATAGACTATGAAACCGCTGAACAACGCGGATACTTTAAGATAGATTTGTTAAACATGTCAGTCTATCATCTTATTAAATCACAAAAACATTATGATATGTTATTGTCTACGGAACCAACATGGGCAAGATTATGGAATGATAGAGAATGGGCCAAACAAATTATGCATATTGGCAATTATACTGATTTGCTGGCAAAAATGAAGCCAGATTCAATTACACGAATGGCAGCATTTATAGCAATCATACGTCCAGGTAAAGCACATTTACAAAATTGCATTTGGTCAGAGGTATTTGAATCAGTATGGGATGGTGATAATAGTAAAGGATTCATTTTTAAAAAATCACATAGTATTTCCTATGCAATGCTTGTGAAGTTACACATGAATTTACTGACTGAAATTAATCAGGCATCCGACGCACAAGTGTTATAGACTTTCTTTTACTTTTTTTTCTGGCGATTTCTGCCAAACTACAAACTGGTCCGTGTAAGATTTCAAGGTCTTTATTGGCAAATGTTCTGATATAAATACGGAATGGTTCCCATTCTTTTTTTAGGAAAATGTTGATGGGAATACTTCTGTTGCTTTCCCACCACCAAATATTAGCTAATTCCAAGAATAGTTTTTTTGCCTCTATATCTATGATACTTCCAAAGTCGTAAATTGTAGTAATTACATCATCTTTATTTTGAATGATCCCAACATACTCCTGGGAAGAGTATACACATAGCGTTATAAATGGATATTTTTCGCTTAATTTTTCGAAGATTTCTTGGTTCATCAAATAGTAGTTTTCATATGAGAATATTTATGTTCCAAAAATAAGTTATTAAAAATGGCTAAATAACAGATGTATTCAACTACCGCTTACCTATTTCAGCAACGAACCCAAGTGCTATTGCTTGACAGCAGTGGCCAATACTTTACTATGAGGTACAACCCAGTGTATGCTAAACGCTTAACCCTTAATCTTGGAGTAGATAATGTACTCTTATTTTCCTTTGTTAATCAGGATGAAAAACCAGTTAACGTAAATGGATGTACTTTTACATTTCGTGTCACAAATACACAAGGAACAAATTTATTGCTGCAAGAACCAATGACCATTCTTAATGCAGCAACGGGACAAGTTAAAGTATCTATCCCGGCTGAACATACTTTAGAGCTAATTGCTCAGCCTGCTAATTATTCTATCAGTGTACAAAGTGGCAATCTAACTCAAGCGGTATTTACAAATGCACAATCAGGGGCAAGAGCACCTATTGATCTGGTTAATTCAGTTTTTCCAAAATTTATATCATCTGTTCCATGCACTATTCCAACTACCAGTTTAAGCTCACAAGCTCAATTAGATGGTTCTTCGTATCAAAATTATCCTGGTTGGGCTGGTAATTGGTATTATGGCGGCAATGGCAGTAACTTTTTTAACAACTATTTAAATACAGAATTCCACTCAAGTTTTATTCAGCCCCGCAATTATATAACCACAATTCAGCTAGACTTGATCGGATATACTGGCACAATCAAAGCACAATGGGCACAAAACTATGAAAGTCTTTGGTACAATGTTACAGAATCAACTACCTATCTAAACAAAACTGGCACCATTTATATGAACGTAATAGGATGGTATCCATTGTTACGTTTATGTTTTAATAATAGTATATTTTCTACTCCGATGCCACCTGGTATTCCAGCTTCCGCATATGCAGTTTGTACTGATGGAGTATTAACGGATGTTGTGCTGCAAAATGGAGGATATGGATATTTGGCTCCTCCTAAAGTTGATATTTTAGGCAACGGGTCAGGTGCGATAGTAGAGGCAATTATAGGTGGCAGTGGTACGGTAACTGGATTTAATATTATCAATGGTGGAAAAGGTTATTGGCCTATACCATCCGGTGGTGTTAATCCCGCTGCATATCCTGTTCCTCCAGCAAGTCAGGGAGCATTTCCAATTATATCAACAGGTTACGCAACTAATATTCTATACAGGTAGTTTGCCATTACAGTTGATTTAAGATACTAAATTTTGCTATACTGTAGCATGTTTGACATAATATCATTTTTACCTTCTACCAGAAAAACAACTAATTCAGGTTGGATAATGTCCAATGCGGTATGCTGTGTTCATAATGGCGAAAGTCAAGACATAAGAGGACGAGGTGGAGTAAAAATAAACAATGATGGGTGGAGTTACCATTGTTTTAACTGTGGTTATACTGCTAGTTTTATCTTAGGACGTAATCTAAGCATAAAAGCTCGTAATCTGCTAACATGGTTTAATGTGCCACAAGAAGAAATTGAACGCATTAATTTAGAAAGTATGCGCCATCGATCAATAGATGGCATAATATATGACCGTGAAAAACGACAAGTAGCAGATACACTAGCAGGAGTACGATTCAAAGAATTTCCTCTTCCTAAAGATTCAGTGTTACTTGACGAAGAAGAACATCCCATGCAGTTTGCTTACTTACTCCATCGTAATGCTCCGACAGATTATCCTTATATGGTTAGATCCACGGATGGAGTGCATTGGACTCGCCCTCATATTTTGATCCCATTCACATATGATAATGTTATAGTAGGCAATACAACAAGATTTTTAGATGGAAAACAGCCAGTATGGCTCAATGATTTTCAGCCTGGATACGTATTTGGAACGGATCTACAAAAACACAAATGGCAATATACAATAGTAACAGAAGGTATATTTGACGCTCTAAGTATTGATGGATTGGCAGTAATGCATAATACCGTGAGTGACGCACAAGCCAGATTAATAAGAAATATAGGGAAAGAAATAATAGTAGTACCAGATCAGGATAAAGCCGGACTAACATTGATAGATAGGGCGGTAGAGTTAAGATGGGCAGTTAGTATACCAGAATGGCCAAAAGGCATTAAAGATGTGAATGATGCGGTATGTAAATTAGGCAAAGTAGCAACGTTGCTAACTATAATACAGACCAAAGAAACTAGTAAAATTAAAATTGAAATAGGGAAGCAAAGACTTGTTAAACGATTACGGAGTTGAAACTCAAAGATTATTTTTGGAAATGATGTTGCAGGATGCTGAATCTTTTGTACGAGTACAAAATATTTATAATCCAGCAAATTTTGATCGCAGTATTAGACCAGCTGCAGAATTTATTAAAACTCACTATGAAGATCACAGTTCGTTGCCAATATTGGCACAAGTGACAGCAACAACTGGCATAAAATTAAGTGAGATATCTGATTTACCTGATGGTAGTCTTTCTTGGTTTATGGAGGAATTTGAGAAATTTACTCAACGACAAGAACTAGAACGTGCTATTCTTAAATCAGCAGATTTATTAGAAAAAGGCGAATTTGGTCCTGTTGAAAAATTAATTAAAGATGCAGTGCAGATTAGTCTACAAAAAGACATGGGAACAGATTATTTTGCTAGCCCACGAGAGCGCAATGACAAATATTTTAATAGTGGAGGGCAAGTAAGCACAGGTTGGCTTAGTCTTGATAAACTACTTTATGGTGGATTTAGCAGAGGCGAATTGAATATTTTTGCCGGTGGATCGGGATCAGGCAAGTCTCTGGTAATGATGAACATAGCTATTAGCTGGCTTCAACAAGGACTTAGCGGTGCATATGTTAGCTTAGAACTTAGTGAAGAACTGGTAGGACTAAGAACTGATGCGATGTTATCTGGTATGTCAACTAAAGATATTAGAAAAGATATGGATACATCAGAACTAAAAGTTAAAATGTTTGGCAAAAAGGCAGGTAAATATCAAGTAAAAGCATTGCCTGCACAAAGCAATGTCAATGATATTAGGGCATATTTAAAAGAAGTGCAGATACAAACAGGTATTAAAATTGACTTTGTAATGGTTGATTATTTGGATTTATTAATGCCAGTGTCAACCAAGGTTAGCCCCAATGATTTGTTTGTCAAAGACAAATATGTATCGGAAGAATTACGTAATTTGGCCAAAGAACTTAACATATTATTTGTTACAGCCAGTCAATTAAATCGATCTGCCGTGGAAGAAATTGCGTTTGATCATAGTCATATTTCTGGTGGTATTAGTAAAATTAATACAGCAGATAATGTATTTGGTATTTTCACCAGCCGAACGTTAAAAGAGCGTGGACGCTATCAAATTCAGTGTATGAAAACAAGAACAAGTACAGGAAATGGACAAAATATTGAGCTAGAATATAATGTGGAAACCATGCGTATTACTGATTTACCAGAAGAATCATCTCCAGTAAGCTCATTTAAAAGACCAACTATATATGATAGTATTAAGCCACAAAGTACAATAATTGGTAATCAAACGATAGATCCAGAAACAGGAGAAGTTAGCAAAATTACAGCTGATATCCAGAGTAGCATATTAAAATCTATGATAGCAGGAATTAAAGGCAAATAGTTTATAACTTTATATTTGAAATTGCAATAAATAATAAAAAGGTTCTGGCTAATGCAAAAGAAAACTCGTAGTTTATTGGAGGAATTAGATTCAATGTATGTTGATCGTGATCAACGTCATGTAATTGAGAATCGTGCCAATAATATAATTTCATCAGCGATTCGCTTATTGGAGCAGATAGATGAGGCATATACACCTGAGCAAGCAGAAAATCTTACTAGAAAGTTAATTAATGCTATTAACGGTATTACGGCTTGATTGCAATAGCTTGAGATAGTATAATCGGTTTGTGTATAGGAACGTATCATATTCTCCGCAAAGACAGACAATTAATCTTTATAC